TTGGTATTTTTCCAGAAATCCAAGGGAAAAAATTTTAAAAATTTTTTGTATATGTGAACAATATATATTTATAGGAAATGGCAGTAATGAAAAAAATAGATAAAGACACCCTTTTTAGTATCTTTGAAGTAGGAGATGAGGAAGTTTATAAGGAGAATGGTGTAGATGATATTCTTCACAATACTTATATCCTTTTTGGAATGACAGTGAAAGGTGTGGAGAATTATTTTATAATGGAGCAGATGTATCAAAACAGATACGGAGAAACCTTCTCTACGGTAAGGGATTCTATTAAGTTAAAGTACTTTATAGGTCTTATGAGATACCTTGAGAGAATTGATCTATCACAGTCAGATACGCTTTATGACCTTAAAGATTTATTTGGAGAACAGTCTATAGATTATGCACTAAAGGAAATGATAGATTTTTTTGAAGAGGTAGAAATGTACGAGAATTGTGCACTTTTAATGAAATTTTTTAAGATATTTTTTCCTAAAAATAGTTGGAAGTTACAAGATTAGTTCGTATATTTAAGTATAATTATAAAAACAAAGAGGTTATGGAAATTTTAACATTATCAAATTTAATGATCTACTTAATGATAGGGGTCATTTTCACTTTTCTTACTGATCAACTTATTAGATCTTCTTTATTTACTGAACCTTTTACTGCAGGAGAGACAGTTATTGGTATTATACTTTGGCCTTTTACCCTCTGTATAGTAGTAACTAATATAGTGCGTAGATTCTTCAATGATGATAATTACTAGTAAGTTATGTATAGAGATAAGATAAGTCTTTCGGAGGCTATGTCCTTTGAATCATTAGGAGATATAACCATTATCGATGCTTCATCAGAGTCTCTTCCTCCTTTTGGAGAAAACGGAAAGAGATGGAAAGAAAACTTTATAACTCTTCAATCTAAATACAGACATATATCTCCAGATAAACTCCTGAATTTCCTTTCGGCAAAATACCTTATAGAGGTAACTGAAGGTATTGTAGATAATAATACAAATACCTATTCCTGGAGATATCTATATGGTGTAGAAAATGCCAAGATAAAAGAGAAATCCTTAGATAATATCGAATATGTCTATATCCTGGTTAATCCCGGTTATCCTTCTTTGGTTAAGATAGGAATGACCATTCATGATGTTAATAGGAGAGTCACGTCTATTAACGCTACTGCCACGGTAGAAGAATGGGTTCCAAAGTTTGCACTCCCATTGAGGAAGGGTACGGCTTTTAGGGTTGAACAAGCTGTTCATACTTTTTTTGCTTCTCAAAGAGTTTCCTCCGACCTTGGTAATTCTAGAGAGTTTTTTACCCTTGATCCTTTAACGGCTTTTGATAAGGTAAGAGAGATAGGAGCTATGTTTATGGTTGGAAATCCGATTATTTTTTAATATATTAATAGATTATATGAGAGTATTTAGAGGAAAAGGAAGGGGTATATATAGGAATGCGCGGCGATTCGTTAAGGTGTTTTACTGCCTTACTAACAAGAGTTGTTTCCCAAAAATAAATTTCATAACTTCTTCATATAACAAATTAATATTTAAAATAATTAATAATAAAAATTTAATAAATCAAATAAATAAAATGAGAAACAAAGACGTAGTTCAAATTAAATTAGAACGATTAGAAGCAGAAGTTAAAAATATTGGATATAATATTCATAAAGGAGATAGGGATACCGCTTATGCAAAAGTATCCGAAGTTCTTGAAGCTATAGGAGATATCCGTACCTTACTTAATACCGAATTCCAAGACTAATGAATCTTTCGGCAGAACAAATACAAGCAAATTGGGAGAAGCATCTTAAGATAGTAGATACTTTTATTACCGGTGATAGAAAAAGTAGATTAAAAGATCTATATACTGTCCTGGCTGAAGAAATGATTATAGCTCCTGCTTCGGGTAAACCTTCTTTTCATAATGCTTTTCCTGGAGGATATATTGATCATGTTAATCGTGTGGTTCATTGTGCACTAAAGACTAAAGCTCTTTGGGAGGAGATGGGAACTACTATAGATTTTACTGATGAAGAATTAGTTTTCTCTGCCCTTAATCATGATTTAGGTAAAATAGGTTTTAAAGGACAACCAAATTACCTTCCTCAGACTGATCAATGGAGAAAAGATAAATTAGGAGAAATCTACACTCACAACTCAGAATTACCTTTTATGTTAATTCAAGATAGATCTTTATTTATTCTTCAGAAAAATAGGATAGAGATGTCAGAGAATGAATTCCTAGCTATTAAGCTACATGACGGATTATATGACGATGTGAATAAACCGTACTATATTACCTATAATCCAGATTCTAAATTAAGAACTAATCTACCATATATTCTTCATCAAGCTGATTTCTTAGCTTCTAAAATAGAATATGATAGATGGAAAAATACACAACCTGCTCCTGCTCAAACTCCTGTTAAAACAAGAACAAGTACTGGAAAACCAACGGTAAGTTCTCCTGGTCTAGCAGCAGCATTAAAAGCAATTTAATATGATATATGCATTATTAATCCTAGTAATCTTGGTTTGTGGTTACGTTATATGGAATTTAAACAACAAACTACTAAAAGCAGAAGATATCATAGAAGAACAAATTGACTATCTAAGAAAGGTTTCGTTAACAATACAAGAATCAAACATATACATTAACAAACTAGACGAGAAAGGACATTTTAGAGCTGATGATGAAGTAGGAACGTTTTTCGATTTTATGAAAGAAATTCAAGACTTAATAAATTCCTTCCGTCTCCCTAAAGGATATGGAAAAAAAGAAACCAGCCAACAGTAATTACTACTTTACACAAGAGACAGAGGATGCAATAGTACTTTATAATGCGTCCTCTGACCCTGTTTTCCGAAGCAGGTTATTCTCTAAAGAATTATACTACCCGTTTTATAAGATGATTGAGAATATCATTCATACTTTCAAATTCTACTATATGGATGTAGAAAGTGTTGAAGATCTTAAACATGAAGTAATGGCGGTTATAGTTGAAGAGAAGTTAGGAGGATTTAATCCTGAGAATGGAGCAAAAGCTTTTTCATACTTCCAGACCATTATTAAAAGATGGTTAATTCAATATAACAATAACAACTATAAAAAATTAAAACAAGTAGGTTCTTTTGATGAAATCCATGATTCTTACGAGAGTACTATAGATGATATAAATACAAGAAAAATACCTATCGCTAAAATGGTAGATTCTTTTGTAGAGAATTGTTATGATAATTTTGAGGAATTATTTGGAAAAGAACAAGATAAAGAAGTAGCAGATGCAGTATTAACCTTATTTAGAACTAGGTATGATGTAGAAATCTTTAAGAAGAAAGCACTTTATATCTACATCAGAGAAATCACTGAATGCGAAACCCCTACACTTACTAGAGTTATTAATAAACTACGAGATGAATTTATACTTATGCAAAAAAATTACATAGATAGTGGAATTCTAGTAGAATATAGTATTACCTAATATTTATAAAATAAATAGAGTATGGGATTAGAAACAGTAATATTCGGCAAAAAGACAGTATCTGATGTACTGAAAGAGGTATATGATAATTCCAAAAGAAAAGAATTACAGATTAACGCCCTTATTGGTGAGTTAAAACCTCTAGTTAGCGATGTAGGAGATGCAACTCTTGTTGTACCTATGATTAAGGAGTATCTAGAAGTAGGTGTTAAAAATGATGAGCACCTTATTAAAATGCTTGCTATAGTTCAAAGAATGGAAGGTGGAGGTAAAGCTACTGAAGCAGACTTCTTCAATCCAGAAGAATTAGCTAGACTAATGGAACAGAGTGAGGAGTTAGGAAAAGGATTAAATAAAGAACAAAGTGAATAGTGATTACTTCTTAGGTTCAAAATTCCAAACCGTACAAAGTAGTGGAACAGGTAATACACCTACAGGGGATCAACTTACTTTCGGTAGAGTTGATACTATTGTATTAGACGATACAGTAAATATCACTGATAGTAATGGAGTGAGACTACCCATAGGTGGAATCAGGTACAAACTGGTAACAGAAGGAAACGATAGTGATGCTAATTTAGGATATGCACAACCGTTATTTTCAAATATACAACAATACCCAGTTGTAAATGAAATGGTAATTTTAATTAATGCACCTGAACCAAATTCACAAGTAACTGATCAAAATCAAACAAAGTATTATATAAATTTAGGAGCAGTTAATGTTTGGGGAACACCACATCACAACGCCTTACCACAGCAAAGAGTTGATTATAATAACCCAATAGGTCCAGGAGTAGTAGAATTATCTGATATAAATCCACTATACCCATACCCAGGAGATACTATTTTACAAGGAAGATTAGGGCAATCTATTAGGTTTGGAGGTAATAAGTCGAAGTATAATACTATAACAGATAGTAGTAATAATACTCAACCATTTACCTTACTTAGTAATGGACAAATAAAAACAGATAATGGATTAGATTATATCACAGAAGATATAAATAAAGATGCTAACTCAATATACTTCTTATCAAATCATAAAGTACCTTTAACTCCTGCAAATAAAAAAAGAGATTCCTACAAGAAAAAACCTATTACATCAGATCAATTTAAAGGAAATCAAGTAGTTATTAATGGAGGAAGACTATATTTTAATGCAAAAGAAGAAAGTGCATTTATTTCTGCAAAAAACTCTATAGGATTAAATGCAAATACATTAAACTTTGATGCTACAGATTATTTCTGTGTAGATGCTAAGATAATCTACCTAGGAAAAAAAGCAAGAACTGCAACCACTAGCGTACAGCAACCGGCCGTATTAGGAAAGCAATTAGAAAACTGGTTAAACACTTTGTTAAACGCCTTAGATGTTGTTGGAACATCAATGAGTAGTGCATCTGCTCTAGGAGTACCGGTAACACAGTTAAATACAACAGGACCGTATCTAAAATCTACAGTAAAAGCATTAAGAACACAATTTACATTGTTTAAATCTAAAAAAGTATTTGTAGAATAATGGCACTACCTAAATTATCAGGAATTATAGCAAGACAAATAGGATCTATACAAGGAAAACTAGTAAGTCAGATAGAAGGTCAAGTACTAAATATACTATCAAAATTCTCAAATCAATGTCCTAACGCAAAAGAAATTCAAAAAATTATAAGAATAAAAAATAATTTATTAAAAAACATAAATGCATTAGAAAGAAGAATCCAGAAATTAAGAAGTGTAGCAAGTAAGTTAGATAAAGCTATTAGAGCTGCTAAGATAGGTATCTCAATTATTACAAGAATACCCAAACCTACCGTATTTAAGATTATACCAGGACAAGCAGGAGGAGTTGTAATAGGGGTAAAATTTTCTGCATTAACCAAACTAAGTAATAGGCTGATTAAACTAAACAAATTACTAGATTCTTTAGAAGCAGATAAAGCAGGAATACTAGGAGTGATTAGTACAGTATCGGTAACACTTGGAGGATTGAAGAGAAGATTAGAGGCAATTGATTTAGCAGTTCAAGGATGTAGTAGAGATTCTGCAGAATTAAGCCAGATAGTAGCATCTGCTCAACCACCGCAAAATACAGGATCAGAAGGAACACCAGAAGATCCAGACTATTTCTATAAAGGATATGAACTAGCAATAGTAGATGATCCAAATTCACCAAAAATTGCACCAAGAAGATATGCAATAGCAAAAGATAAAATAGGAGTAATTGTATTATATGGACCATCTTCTTTTAGTTCAGATACAAAAGTATTACTAGATGAAATTAAATTTAGAATAGATAATCAATTACCATAACATAACTATTTATTAATATGAAGTTAGATGTTTTTAAGAAATTAATAAAGGAAGCAGTAAGAGAAGTACTTAGAGAGGAGTTAGCAGATGTACTAACAGAAGCACCTAAGAAACAAGTTTCTAAAGTAACAAAATACGAACCATACACCCCACCAGTACAGAGAACTAGAATTTCAACAGGAGATCCAATTGCTGATCTACTAAATGAAACCAAAGCAGAAATGGTAGGAGATGACTATAGAACAGCATATTCAGGAATATCAGATATGGTATCTGCACCAGGATTAGGAATGAATCCAGTAATAATGGAAGAAAGTTTTACAAGACCAGAACCGGGATTAGATATATCACAGTTTGATTTTGTAAAAAATGCAGCTGCAGTATTTAAAGCATCGCAAGAGAAAGATAAACAGAGATTCGGAGGATAATGGCATTTGAAGTACAACAAATAAACCCGTTAGATCTACAGCCAAGTGTAGGTGTTGGAGTTGGACTACCATTCAGCTCCAATCAAGTATTTAATACTACCTATACAACTCAAGAAGCATTAAAATCAAACCTAATTAACTACCTATTAACAGGACAATCTGAGAGATTTCTTAATCCAAATCTAGGAGCAGGATTACGACCTGTTTTATTTGATCAAGCAACTCAGGATAGACAAGGTGAAATAGAATCTGTTGTAAGATCCGGAATATCAACTTGGTTTCCAAATATAACAATAAATAACTTAACAACTAACTTTTCACCAGATACTCACATATTTACGTTAACTATTGCGTATAGTGTGAATATGACAAATATATCGGATGAATTAGTAATTAACTTTGAGCAATAATGAGTCAAGATAGAGATATAAAATACATTAATAGGGATTTTACAGATTTTAGAAGTGAGTTAATAAACTACGCTAAAAACTATTTCCCTAATACATACAATGACTTTACCCCTACATCTCCAGGTATGATGTTTATGGAGATGGCTGCTTATGTAGGAGATATTTTATCATTCTATCAAGATATGCAGCTACAGGAAACATACCTACAGTATGCAAAAAACCCAACAAATCTGTATAACTTAGCATATATGATGGGATACAGGCCAAAGGTAACAACAGTTTCTGAGGTAGATATAGAAGTATCCCAACTAGTGGATGCAACAACAACCGGACAACCAAATTGGAGTCAAGCACTACAAATACCTGGAGGCACACAACTAGCATCTAATTCTACAGGACAAGTAAAATTCTATATAGATAAACCGATTGATTTTAGATTTTCTAGTTCTTATGACTCTACAACAGCAGTAGTTGAAAGTCTAAGTATAGGAGGAGAACCAGCTCAATTTAGATTAACAAAAACAGCTAAAGCAATCTCAGGCGAAGTAAAAACAATTACACAAACGATTAGCTCGGTAGAAAAGTTTAAAACAATAACAATCTCAGATGCAAATATTATAGGAATAAAATCAATAATTGATAACAATGGTGCCGGTAATACTTGGTATGAAGTTCCTTTCTTAGGGCAAGATACAATCTTTCTAGACTTAAGTAATGGCGCATCACCTGATTCATCAATTGTACCCTACGTATTAACACTGCAGAGAGTACCTAGAAGATTTGTTACAAGATATACATCGACAGGAGAATTACAAATACAATTTGGAGCTGGTATAACAGGTCAAAGTGATGAAATACTAACACCAGATCCAACTAATGTAGGATTAGGCACTAATCGAGGAATTTCTAGAATAGATTATGCATATGATCCTTCTAACTTTTTAAATACACAAACATATGGATTAGCTCCATCAAACACAACACTACAGATTCGTTACCTAGCTGGTGGTGGTGTTCAAGCAAATGTACCTGCAAATACAATTACAAATGTAATTGGATATGGAAGTGCCTTTACAGATCCAACAAACTCATTAACATTTAATAACTTAGTTGCAGCAACAGGAGGTAAGGATGGTGATACTATAGATGAATTAAGACAAAATTCACTAAGAGCGTTTAATGAACAATCAAGAGCTGTAACACTTCAAGATTACACAGTTAGAACATTATCACTACCGTCAAAGTACGGATCAATAGCAAAAGTATACATAGCACAAGATCAGTTAACAAATCCAAACTCAACAACAGATAGTATTATAGACAGTAACCCCTTATCACTATCAATATATACTCTAGCATATAATAACAATAAGAACTTAATAACATCAACAACTACCTTAAAACAGAATATAAAAACGTATTTATCTCAGTATATGTTATTAACAGATGCAATTAATATAAAAGATGCATTTGTCGTAAATATTGGAGTTAGTTTTGAAGTAATAATAAGACCTAACTACTTAGGTAGAGATGTACTACTAACTTGTACTGATTTACTAAAGGATGTATTTAATATAACTAAATGGAACATAAACCAACCTATAGAGTTATCAAGTATATATACATTACTAGACAAAGTAAAAGGAGTACAAACAGTACAGAAAGTAGAAGTAACTAATCTAACAGGAGGGAACTATTCAGAATATGCATACGATATAAAAGGAGCAACTAGAAATAATATAATATACCCTTCTTATGATCCAATGATCTTTGAAATAAAGTTTCCAGATACAGATATTAAAGGAAGAATAACAACATTATAACATGGCAGTATATAGAATATTCCCTCAACAGGATGCATTTATTTATAGTGAAACACCTACAGGAAATTCTGGGATGGATGAAATCCTAGAAGTAGGAGGATATACAGATATTTCAGGAGAAGGTGAAACAAGTAGAATATTGGTTCAATTTGATTCAACAGAAATTGCCGATGTTGTTACAAATAAGATAGGGAATAATAACTATAGTGCTTCCTTAGGAATGTATCTTGCTGATGCTTACCAGATACCACTTAATACAATCATATATACATACCCACTTTATTCAAATACAGGATGGGATAATGGATCAGGTAAATATGGAGATGTACCTGTAAATACATCTGGGGTATCTTGGCAATATCAAAAAGGAGGAGAGACAAGTGCTTGGCCTACTGTATCACTACCTGCCGGAGTTACCTACTATACTACAGGATCAAAACCAGGAGGAGGAGCATGGTATACCGGATCAGGAGCTACAAATTTAGAATTCACACAATCAAATACTATTAAATCAACTTATGATATTGATATAAATGTAACTAATGCTGTAAAGCTATGGAATGCAGGAACTATCGGGAATAACGGGTTTATACTAAAACTGAGCAGTAGTTTAGAGTTTAATACAACTTCCTCTATTAGATTAAAATATTTTGGGGCAGACACAAATACTATCTACCCGCCATACTTAGAGTTTAAATGGAATGATACATCATATAATGTAGGAGGTTTATCAACATTAGGTAATAGTTTATCAACAATAAAAATCAATAACAATAAAGGAGAATACGTAGATACAGGAAAGCAGAGATTTAGAATTACTGCACAACCAAAGTATCCAACTAGAACCTTTAGTACTACATCTATATATCTTATAAATTATGCCCTACCAGCAGCATCATATTGGGGAATAAGAGATGAAAATACAGAAGAGATGATTGTTGATTTTGATACTAATTTTACAAAAATAAGCTGCGATTCAACAGGACCTTACTTTGATGTGTATATGGATGGGTTGCAACCGGAGAGATATTATCGTATATTAATTAAGACAGTTTTAGATGGAAGTACTGTAGTGGTAGATGATAGTAATAATAATATATTCAAGGTAGTAAGAAATGGATAGTAATATATCAATAGGTAAAACAGTAATCAGTACTGATAACTTTAATAAAGTAGTAGATACTTCTTTCAAGACATTTACCCAACCAATTCCTGAAGAAGATCCAGATACTCCTGAAGAATTATTTAGATTATACGAGAAACTATACTTCAGTATAGATATAACAGGAGAAACTGATTCACATGAATATTTAATAAAAAAAAGCTCTGAATTAGTAAACTTCGATACAGTAACAGAGGATATACAACCTCTTTTAGATGAGATTGCCGACTTAAGAGAACAGAACTTAGCACTAAATCAACAGTTAATAGACATAGAAGCAGAAGGTACATAATGGCAGATACTATATACACAGTCAGTCAAGACGATCCAAATAATATACCCGGTTTTGAAAATTATTCACAATCCGACCTTAACTTACTAAGTGAGTATCGAGTAAATACCCTGTTTGATACCAATAAGCATTTTGTAGAGCTATACATAACAGATCTTAACGGGGAAATTATAGAAGCTGATAGCAAATATACAAGTTATAAATTACTAGGTAACGCACAATCAGCAGGAAAAGAAGGTGCATCTATTCTTACTATAAATCCAGTAGAAGATAGTAAAGCTTATGGATACGAAACAGGTGGTGTTAAGTTATTATACCACTTCCTAAACGACCTATATACTCAAGATAATAATACAAGTGAATTTTTTATCACTGATATATCTCCTGATAGGACAGAATTACAATTACAAAACTTAAACTTAACTAATGAACAACTAGTTAGTTTAACAACAACAATTAAGGATAAATTAAGTAGTCAATCATATTTTAGTGAATTTAGGTTAGATTTTGGAAATAATGATTTATTTATAGGAATCAATATAGATAACTTACTTGTAGGAGAAAACCAAACCGTAGTAGTAAAACTATACGAACCACTACCTGGAACATACGAAGAGAAATCAACACTAAATATTGTAGAAATAGTCTCAGATTCGGTAGCTTTTGAAGTTGATACCACATTCAATCTCCCTGAAGAACCTGTAAATAGTTTACGTCCTGCTAATTTTAACTTAGACACAACCGACGAACACGTAGTACCGTCACAGTATTTTAATTATACTGAACTATTCAGCTACCCTGTAAACAATGCAAACAGTCAAATATATTCACTATTTAACGAAAAAGGGGTTGAGATTAGTATTGATCACAGCGATTATTCGAATTTTATTCATTTTTCTTCTGCACAAGAAAGATTAATGAATTTCAAGTATAAGCTACAGTTAATAGAAAACTATTCATCTAGTCTATCACAAGTTAATAATACAACATCACAATCAATAGGAGTTACAGGCAGTGTTACATACTATGAAGGACTAACACAAGGAGTAGTTAGTAACTTTGATCACTATGAGAGATACCTGTATTACGAATCAAGCAGTTACGCTTGGCCAAAAATAAATACAACACGACCATATATAAATGCAGTTAGTACAACACCACTTGCATTAAATTGGTATGCAAATCAATTAACAGAAGCTACCAAATTTGACGCATCAAACTATAACGCACTAATAAACACAATACCATCATTTCTAAGAGACGATACAGCTAACGATAATTATTTATTATTTGTTTACATGATAGGTCAACATTTTGATACTATATGGCAATATACACAAGCAGTAACTGATAAGTATGATGGAGATAATAGGCTGGATTTTGGTATTTCAAAAGACTTAGTAGGAGAGGCTTTAAAGAATTTTGGTGTAAAATTATATACATCAAATAATTCTATAGAAGATCTATTCGGGTCCTTTATAGGTCAAGCATATCAATCAGGAAGTGAGGATATTAATTTCTACATAACAGGTTCTTTAACAGGATCAAATAGACCAATACAACCTTCCTCTTATGATAACTACAATAAAGAAGTACAGAAAAGGATCTATCATAATCTATCACACTTAGTAAAAACAAAAGGAACTGAAAGAGGTTTAAGGGCATTAATCAACTGTTTCGGTATTCCTTCCGATATATTAAAAATAAAATTATACGGAGGAAGAAATGTAGATGAAAGACCTTTCTATGGTGATTTTCAATACTATACTAGTTCTTTAAGTAAGATAAGACTAGATCATACAGGTAGTTTAGTAACAGGCAGTACCTTATCATCATATACATCAATCTATAAGAGAGATCCAAAATATACCGATGATTTACATACTGTAGAGATAGGTTTTTCACCTACCGATAATGTAGATAATTATATTGTATCTTATTCATTAGCTACAGGTTCTTTATCAAGTTTTAATATAGATGACTACATAGGAGATCCAAGGAATTTAACATTAGATAGTTATGCACTACTAGGTAGTACAGGTAATATAATTGATACTTTAACTAATCTAACAAATAGAATTATGAGCGGTTCTGCTGCTTATGATGTATTTGATTATGTTAGATTGATAAAATTCTTCGATAATACTATTTTTAAAATGGTTCGTGATTTTATACCTGCCAGAGTAACAGCAGATACAGGTATTATAATCAAACCGCACCTATTACAAAGAAATAAAGCTAAATCAGTAATTCTATTAGGATCTAGACCAGAATATAGCGGTTCGATAGATACTGCTTTTATTGAGAGTAGTAATGGAGATACTTTTGGGATTGAGGATAACTATACAACTATAACATACATTGATCTAAATAATCCTTCAACAAACTATAGACTAGTACAAACACCTTCAGGATTAGGACAGGATTATAGACATGGACATGAAGAAACTAAGTTTGACGGAGATTTCTCAGGAAGTAGTATTACAGTTACACAAGGTAATCTAACAGGAGCTAATACATTTACAACAGAGCAATTTACAGAATTAACATATGATATTGTACTAGTAAGCGGTTCAACTAACATATGTTTGTTAAATGTAGCACCTACCCCTATATTAATAAATCCAACCACACTCTACCCAGTATCAAGATTCTTTACAGGACCATCAATATACACACAATATACTGCATCTGTTGCCGGAGGTAGTACAGTATATCCAACATTTACTCCTACATACGCATTTACAGATGCCCAAGGTTTTCAACAATATCAAATAATAACACTACAAGCAACTGCATCAAATATCACCACACCCTGCCAATTTACTTCATCAGCAATGTATGCAAGCTGTTCTATAATACAAGGAGATACACTAGGAACACTTATACCAAACCAGCCATATATCATAAGAGATCTTTTTAGGCCACGTAATAACAGTAATATAAAATACTATGTAACACGTCCTATAGAAGATACCACACCAGGTTTAAAAGAAGTACCAAATCCTGACTCATATACATTTGATAGCGCCCCAAATAAATATCCAGCAGGAACAAATATTACAATTGAAGCAAGAGATATTACAATTGAAAGCCACACCGGGCAACCTAGTTGTAGACTACAACTACTTACTTCTATTAATAACGGATGTCCAATAACAGCTCCCCTATGGATAAGCGGTGACCCTAAAGATAACTACTTCTTCAATGATACAGATTCCTTTGAAGAAAACCTAAGTGTATCTCCAAACACATATATAGTATGTAGAGAAAATCGTGATATAGTAACTGGGCTAAATAATTCTAAAACAATTAAGAGTTTATTTGAAAGAGGATATGATGATCCAAATACTAAGTATTATGTAGAATTAGTAGGTAGAACTGGTGGTATAACATATGACCAGTTTACCCGATTTGCAATGATAACACCAGGTCCTGATCCCATTACAGAACTAGACACTGTAAGAGGTAATGAAGACCTTCAATGGGATGGTAATGAGATATTGACGCTAAAATACTTTGTAGTACCAGCACAATACGGTAACGGTACCATTAACTATTGGGGATGGGAGATACAATCTGGATCATTTCAGAGATACTTAGATAACGGCGGATCATTTAACCGCTGGCAACAATCTAACTTCTCAGACTACTCGGGATATCTAAACTCAGATGTAAACACAGCACAAGGTATTCCCGTACCTGGTCCACCTAGCCCTGTAAAACTAACAGATTGTACAATACGTATAACCGCCTATAATGACAACATAATCTACAATGGAAATTGTGAAGTATCTATAACGATAGACCCACCACCTGTACCAGGAAACAGTCCGCTTCCTCCCTGTAATTACATATGTCAGGGTACTACGGTATTTATCACCGACGTTAGACGAAATTATTGCGTTGAACCTGATTCAAATGCTTGCGGCGGTACCTCCTTTTAATTAAAATAAAAATAATAGATAAATGTCACTAACTAGTACAGAATTTTTAACAATAGTTGATGCAACACAACCAGACTCAGTAAACATCTGGTACAGTGATACTGATCCATTATATGTATTTGGACTAACAATACCAGCAATTGATCAGAATGGTAACGACTCAACACAATTACTATTATCAGCCCAGCAGATTAATATAACAATCAACGGATATAATTACTCGTTTGTAATACAGGCAAGATCAAGTAGAACAGTAACATTCGGAGGAAATAATGTAACTTATTACTTTTTTGAAATAACACCTATAATAATTAACTCACTAGCAGATGATACACCGATAATACTATCACAAATAGTAGTAGCAATACCTAATACTACAAATACTACCTTTTTTGGAGGAGACTATGATGCATTACTAAATAATGTGCAAGATAATAGGGAATCAACCAATATAATGATAGCTGACAGGTATAAGATTAAAGGAGGACCAGGTTCATTAAATCCAACTAACATTGATGATTTGATAACACTAACAGCACAAAAAGCAGATATACAGGATAGTAACTACTCAACAACAGGATGGATTAACGGCAGATATGAAGGAACACCAACAGATAGTAGAACATATGGAGGATTAGACTCAGCATTAACAGGTAAAACATTTGAAGGAAGTTATTTCCCATCTAGTATAACAACAGAATCAATTAACCGTCAAATATCAAGCAGTAATGTATTATATACAGACTACCTTAGTACATCACAGGATGATTTACCAAGTGAACCAGAAATTCTACGAACTAAATATGGAACAAGTGCAGTATCAATAACATCTAATGCAGATCAAATACTAATACAAGAACCTGTATTTCAACCTCAAATCTACCCAGATATCTTTATAGGAGATATTATAACAATAGGTAACGGTCCGGATCCTGCAACTGCAACTTTTACAGAATATATGCGAGTAGAGAATATACAACTATCAATTTTTACAGGATTTGTAACACTAACTGTAACAAGAAGATGGAATAACTCACCATCTGGATTATTTACTAATAGTATACAGAGGGAAATAAAAAAAATATCAAATCTAACAAAAATATATCAGTTAAGAGGAAATAAGGTACAGGGAATATCAAGCGGTAGGTTGGTTATAAGAGACTCCTCAGATATACTAACTGTTGACGGCCTAGGACAGATTGTAGTAGGGTAGTAGTAAAATAAAATTAAAATACATATATTTATAATTAAAAGACATAAAAAATGGGATATTTAAGTAATCAAGTAGTAACAGTTGATGCTATTTTAACAAAAAAGGGAAGAGAATTATTAGCTAGAGGTGATGGATCTTTTAAAATCACACAATTTGCTTTAGCAGATGATGAGATTGACTACACTCTATACAATCCAAATCATGCTTCCGGATCAGCCTTCTACGGTGAAGCAATTGAAGCAATGCCACTATTAGAAGCATTTCCTGATGAAACTCAAATCATGAAATATAAACTAACAACTCTCCCAAGAGGAACTGCTAGATTACCAATTCTCGATTTAGGGTATGCTGCTATTAGGTTAAAACAAGGAGCATCACTTGCTATTACTCCACAGACATTAAACTATCTTGGATCTTCACAAGCATTTGAATCATCTGGATATACAGCAACAATAGCTGATGCTAGGGTATTAAATTCATTTAACGGAGTAGGAATAAATACACCAGATGCTACAGCTTTGAATTCAACAACTACTTTAGGAACTAATGTCTCTAAAACAGTAATTGGAACTTCAATTAACTTAACTGCAACAACAGTTAATACATTATTTGGAACAAATACACAACTACAGACAACAATTACAATAATAGGTAGAGATTCTGGAGCAAGGGTAACCATTCCTGTAACAATTATACAAGTAACACAATAATATAATATGTCATTCAAAAGATTAGATACAGAAGATATTACAATAAGTGCGGAATCAGTAGTAGCACCAGCCTGGACAGGACAACTTACAACTTTATCAACAAATAATTTTGTAACAGCATCAGCACAAGCAACTATTAATAGATATTACTACGATATCTATCAAACCACACCAAGTGCAACTGGAGCAGCAATACAATTCTCTCTTGCATACGGTAATAGAAAAGGAAGTGGATCACAAAATATAACATCAGGAGAAAATGGAAAATCAGCCTCTTCTATAATATATGGACAATATAGAACACTTGTTAATGGAGATGAGAATACTGACTTTATTTTTGGAGATATAACTCCTAATTCAGTATTTGTAATTTCAGTTAATAGAGGTAGGTATAAGGAAAAATTACTTCCTGGATCATTTAACTTAAGGTTAACAAGTGGAAGTACTACACTAAACCTAACAGACAATAGCCAAGTATTGAGCACAATATCCTATACAGATTCAGGAAGGGTATACGATATTGTTAGTGGATCAAATGGAACACCTTTTACAACATTAAATGCATTAGGGTATACAGTAGCATCAGGTTCATATGGTAAATTCTTACCAGATGTAGGAGTTATTGTATTAAACGGAGAAGCATTGAAAGCACCTTCAGGAAGTGGAGGGTTATCAATGACTATTAATGAAGCATCTGCAACAGCATCAATATCATCTCCAAACTTATCAACTTTTTACGATATAGTAAAAGCAGGTAATAGTTTTACATTGCAATCAGAAGAAACTATCACATCAAACTATGTATTTATTAGGGTAAGAAATAGCGAATATAACTATTCAACAAACCCATCCATTATAACAGGATCAGGAGAGTTAAGATATGATGTATTGATAAATACACCACAAGCATACCTTACAACAGTGGGATTATATAATGATAATAACGACCTGTTAGGAGTTGCTAAACTGTCAAGACCATTACTAAAAGATTTTACAAAAGAAGCATTAATACGAATCAAGCTTGATTATTAATGAATGAGCACTTACAAAAAGTTAAACAAACAAGATGCATTTATAACTACCTATACTG